AGCGCGGCATTCGCCGTGATACTGGAATTCAGCTTGGTCCACGCCGCGTTGTCGAACTCAGCGGAGCGGAGAATCAGGTTCGTTCGCGCCTCCTCGATGAGCAGGCCGAGCGACTCGCCGGCGATCGGATCGAAGGTGAAGCGCGCAGCACCGGAGGATGCCGTGCGCAGGATGCCGTCGGCGTCGAAGTAGGTCGCCACCGAGGCGCGGGTGAACGTCACCGAGGACGGCAAGGCCCGCGTGCCTGCGAAATCCAGATCCAGCGCCGGCGCACCGGGCCCGTCCACCTTGAGCCGCCAATGCCGATACGACACCGACGCGAACGCCTGCCAGATCGGGCCATCGCTCGACGGCGTGACAGACGCGACCAGCACGTCGCTCGCGGCGAATCCATCCGCAGAACCACGGATCTCGACCGAGCAGCCCATCGACGCCAGGTTGTGCGCCGCGATGCACGCCGTATCGCAGGCCTTCGCCGTCTGGTAATCGCGCGTGATCGTCACCGGCAGCGCGCCGGGCGTGAAGAAGGTGTAGGGCCGCGCGTCCGTCAGGTTGAGCACGGATGAACCGACCGCCACCGAAGACGCCCACAGCCCGCGCCCCTTGAGCGCGTTGTCGTAGAGGATGCGAGGCACGCCCATTACTGAGACCTTTCAAGCACCAGGCGCATGTTTCCGGCGCCGTTGATCCAGCCGTCTTCAAGGATCGGCCGCAGGGTATCGACCATCGCCTCGGCAAAGTCGCCGAGCAGGACGACGCGGCGTTCGGTCGTGGGCGTGGCGGCCTGGGCTTGCATCACTGGGACCGGCGGACCGGATTGCGTCGAGCCGAGGAAGTCCTGCCCGGCCTGTCCTGCGGAATACGACGGCAAGGACGCGCCACCGCCGCCGCCCTCGAATCGCTGCGCCTTGATCTGCGCCACGTTGGCCAGGCCTGCGGCAACGATCATCGCGGCCAGGGGCGGACCGATCAGCGGCCCCATGGCCAGGGCCTTGGTGGCGCCTTCGTAGGTGCTGATCGTCGCCTGTGCGATCGACCCGAGCTTGTGGGCGTAGAAGAAGGCCTTGTTCTTGTTGGCGACCGCGCCGAGGTGCGAGGTAAGCAGGCCGGCCACGGACGATGCTTGCTGGACCAGCGTCATCTCATCGAACTTTCGACGCGACAGCGCGGCCTGCGCCGTTACGTTGCCCAGCTTCGCCTGGTGCTGGATCGTGGTTTCTTCCATCAGCGCGGCGTACCGGGCATGGACGTCCATCTGATTCAGCCCGTGCTGTTCCGCTTCGGCCAACTCCTGTTCGCGCGCCGACTGCAGGAAGGCCATGCGCTCGGCAAACGCGAGCTGCTCGCGGTCGCGCTCGGTCATCTGCTCGGCTTCGATCGCGGCGACGCGAGACTCCCGCTTCTGGGTCACGAAGGCAGCGATTTGGGCGTCGCGGTCGGCCAGCGCCGTGAGCGCGTCGTCCATGTCCTGTTTGATCGAGCCGCTCGACCATTCGTCGAGGAGGGCCGATTCTTCGGCGGACATCTGGAAGCCGCTGCGCTCCTTGGGCGATTTGCCGGCCTTTGCTCCTTTGCCCGACAACAGCCCCGCCGCCGCCGCATTGGCGCTGGAGATCGACGCCCCATCGGTGCTGCGGCCGCGACCTTCGCGGCTATCGATGGCCCCGTAGCTCGCGACCACGCGCGCCGAGATCTCGTCGCGCCGGCGCTTTTCTTCCCGCTTCAACTGCTCGATCTGCTCCGGCGTCGACGCATAGGCGTTGTCGCCGTTGTCGTAATCGTTGATCCGGTCCTTGATGTACTTGTCGGAGTACGCACCCATGGCCAGCGCGTTGATCCCGCCCATCAGCGATCCGGTCGCCTGGATGCCTTCGTTCAGGCGCGAGATCACCGAGTTCAAGGCCGGCAACAGCGAGTTGGCCAGCGCCGTACCAGCCCCGGCCGACGCGGCCTTGAGTTCGGCCATCGAGTCGTTGAAGGCATCGGCCTGCTTCGCCATCTCGGTCGTGATCGGGTTCAGGGCCTTGCCCTTGTCGATCATCTCGCCGAGCGCCGTACTGCCCTGCATCAGCATCGGGATGAGATCGGTGCCCGCCTTGCCGAACAACTCGGTCGCCAGCGCCGAGCGCTGCACCGGGTCGGTCATCTTGCTGAAGACGTCCGAAAGCTGCAGCAGCGCGCCGTCGGCGGTCTTCGCGTCGATCCCGGCCTTCCTGAGTTTGTCGCCGTGCTCGACCATGTAGGTCGACAGCTTCTTCACCCCGGTGGCCACGCCCTCGATGGTCGTGCCGTTCTGCTCGGCCACCAGCTTGAAACCCGCCAGGGTCTCGACGGCAATGCCGGTCTTCTGGGACAGGTCGTTCAGCTCGTCGGCGGCATCGATCGACGATTTGACGAAGGCCGTGATCGCGGCAATGGAGAAGCCGCCGGCGATGGCCGCGCTGAGCCCGGGCATTGCTCCGGCGATGCGCCCGAAGGCGGCATGCACCTGCGAGTCATCGGCCGCGATAACGACCTTGGCGTCGTTGCTGCCGATCATTTACGGCTCCAGGCGTCGAGCGCGGCGTTCTGGCAGGTATTGAGGTCGGTGAGCATGTCCAGGCGATTCCGTTTCTTGATTCCGTGGCCCTTCATCACCACCTGCACGCCCTCGAACCGCAGGCCCGTCCGGTGGCCCGACGGACCGTGCGCCCATTGCGACTGGCTGTCCCAGAACACCTGCAGGACCGGCCAGTTGTCCGGCCACACCTCATACGGCTCGTCTTCCGTTGCCCCTTCCTCGACGACCTTGAACTTCTGGTCGATGTCGGCATCGGGGCGGCGCGGTCCGTTGATCCACCAGCGGACCGCGCCCTCTAGTTTTTTACGCGGCTCTCCGTGAGGGCCTTCAGGTATCCGGCATACACTTCAGCCGCCGCGGTGTGGTACTCGTCGCAGAAGTTCAGGAAGGCATCGACCGACCAGGGATCGCGGTTGCCGGCGGCATTGATCGGGCCTTCCCAGTCGGCGATGTACTCGTCGACGATTTCGCGGTCCGGCCGGTATTCCGTGCGAACACGATCCGGATCGTCGGACGACGGGTCGGGCACCTGCTGCACGAAGCCTGCCTGCCATGCCGCAAGCCCGCTTCGGGTCTTATGCTTGAAGAGAAACTTCATTTCCTCCGGCGCGGCCCCGGGCTTGGTGACCTTGACGGACGCCCAGAAGGTCGGATCGGCAATCGTCTTGAAGCTCATGTCGCCCGCCCGTTACAGGAATGCGAAGTAGATGTCGTCGTTGCCGTTGGTCTGCTTGCACTCGAAGTCAAGCTTGACCAGGCGGCGGCCGTTCTGGTCGGCCTTGTCGACGTTGGTGAGCTGGGCGGCCGGCGCGTAGATCTGCACCTTGTTGCCGGCGGTCGTGCCGTGCACGAAAACCACGGTCTGCGCGGTGTTGGCCTGCAGTTGCGCGCGGAAGGCGGCTTCTTGCGCCGGGGTGCAGTCGACGGTCACGCTCAGCGTGGTCGTGCGGCCGGTGATGTCGCCAACCTCTTGCCCGAGCATCTTGGTGTATTGCACGGCATTCCCGAGCGCGACCTCAACGCCGGCCGAGGAATACGCGGTACCGCCGGCAATGGCACCGGTGGCCAGCGTGTAGGTGGCGCCGAAGGTCACGTCGCCGGTATTGGTGTCGCACACGCCGAGCGGATGCGCCCAGGTGGTTGCCGGCAGCGTCGTGGGCACGGCCACTTGCGCGTCGCCGCCGTAGGCGCCCACCAGCTTGATGCTGGCCTTCGGCACCTGGTCGATGGCGAAACTGATCTTCTCGAGGTTGCCGCGCAGGTCCAAGCCTTTGAGCAGGTCGCCCGAATCGTAGGCGTAGCCCGTCCCGGCTTGCTGACCGGCGGTGATCGGGTTGTACGTGACATTACTGCCCGCATTGACGGTGGCGGCGAGGCCGCAGACCTTGAACGCGGTGTCGTGCCCCGGCGCGGTTCCGGCAGCGCCGCTCCCGGCAAGCTCGAAGTCGAATCCGAGCTCGAAGCTGGAGCCGGCGTAGACCTTGCCGTTGCTTCCGAAGGTGGGGATCAGCTCGCCGCGATCGACCATGGTGTGTCCGATCTTGATCGACTGGTTGGTGGCCTTGATGAAGTCGGCGGCTACCGGCGAGCTGGCAATGGAATCGGTGCCCTGCGTGGGCTGCAGCTTGAGCGCGACGCGGGTATTTTTGGTGAAACGGCCGGCACTGGCGGGCATGGCTTACTCCGATGGGGTGTCCGGCGCGGCCGGCGGGGTGACGATGGGATCGATGCCTTCGAACGCGGTGGCGACGGCTGCGCCGCCTTCCGGTGCGAACGCGGCAGGCACCAGCCCTTCCGGGATCAGGCGCAGGGAGCCGTCGGCCTGGCGAATCCAGGTGCCGCCGGATTGCGGGATGGCTTCTTGGGTCACGACAGCACTCCTTCGGTGGTCCGGTAGCGGATGCGGTAGGTCTTTTCGATGCGGCCGAGCTTGACGTTGGCGTCGGCCCGCTCGCGCCGCGTAGGGCCTTCGACGATCTCTTCGCAGAGACCGCCGAGCGTTTGCGCGGCGTAGATGCGGCCGTGCGCCTCGATCAGCGCGGCATCGGCGGCGGCATAGGGCAGCGCGCCCTTGCCGATCACCGCCAGGCGCACTTCAAGGAAGCGCTCGACCTCGTGGAAGTTGATGCGCTCGGGCTCGGGCTCGTCGCCCTCAGTGAGCACGACGGCAGGCAGCAGCGCCTGCTCGATAGCCTGCTCTTCATCGCGCAGCACGTGCGTAACCGGCGCGGCGGCCATGGGCGGCACGGTGAGCAGGGTGACGAGCGCCTGCAGGATGGCTTCGGCGCGGGTCATGCTTCACGCAGCTCGAGCACCGCCAGCCCCCGCCCGTTGGGCTGGACGCCGACGATGGAATAGGTCACGCCGCCGATGACGACCGGCAGCGTGCGGTAGTTGGCCGGCAGCGCCGAGAGGATGCAGCGCGCCGTTGGGTTCGACGACTCGACGCCCAGCGGGCCGGCGTAGGGGGCATGGAACAGCACGTCCACATTCGTGCCGCCGACGGACGCGAGCGCGTATCCGGGCATGCCAGGATCCACGAACGCGGCCAGATCGGCGGCATCGAACATGGCTTATTGCCCTGCGGCGGCCTGGGCTTCGGCGGCCGCCTTCTCGGCGGCCTCCTGGGCGGCTTTCGCGTCGGCCTCGGCCTTGGCTTTCGCCTTGGCGGTGGCCAGGTCGATCAGCACGCCCGAGGCGAGCAGCGGCTGTGCGGCCGCCTCGGACATCTCGACCGGCTCGCCGAGCGTGCAGTCCTTGCCGTCGTGACGCAGGGAGTCCTGGACGATGTACTTGGGCATGGCGTTCCCCTTACGCGACCGCGGCCGAGATCAGGTAGCCGGAGATCGCGGCAGTGAGCACCGGCGCGACTTCGTCGGTCACCGGGTAGATGTCCGACTTGGCGTTGCGGTCCTCGTAGCCCTGCTCGACGTACGGCGCGCCATCCAGGCGGTAGGTGTAGCCGTAGCTCGGCTCGCCGAAGTCGGCGACGGTGCCGATGTCGGTGTAGGCGACGACGACGAACTTGCCCCAGACGTCGGTCATGGTGCCGCCGTTGTCATAAACCGCATCGCCGACCAGGACGCGCTTGACGTCCCACAGGCTGGCCAGCAGGTCCGGCGTGACGATATCGCGGCCGGTGTACTTGATGCGGTCGACGATCGACGGATGCTGCTTGCAGGCCTTGAAAGCCTGCGCCGACAGCAGGACCGTGTTGCCGCGCTTGCCGATCTGCGCGCGGATGGCGTCCTTGGCGGTCTCGATGTCCTTGGAGGGGTTCGAGGTGCCCGAGTAGTCCGACCACTGCGAGGTGCCCGACAGCGTGGTCTTGTTGGCGGCGGCGTAGCTGCCCGCGGTCGTGGCCAGATCCGCCTGGGCCTTTTCGAGGCGCAGGGCCATGATGTTCTGCGTCTTGCGCACGGCCATGGCCGCGAGCTGGATCTTGGCGACCTGCGAGGCTTCCTGCTGGTGCTCCCACGGCGCGACCGCTTCGAGGGCGTGCTGCGTCAGGGCGTAGCTGCCCGAGGTGTAGCCGAACTGCACGCGCTTGGTGCCGGCGCCCGGGGCGCGCGCGGTGTTGTAGAGGGCGAAGTCTTCCTTGCCGAAGCTGATGATCTTGCCGCCGCGCTGCGCCACCGGCACGGCCGGGAAGAGCGCCATGCCGACCATGTCCGGGTGCTTGTAGCCCTGGGCGGCTTCGGACAGGATCGGGTCGATGACACGAGCCTGCGAGAGGGTTTGCTGTTGCATGATTATGTCCTTTCAGCGGGCCACGTTACGCGGCGTTGGGGATCAGGAGGATTTCGACCATCGAGCCGTCACCGGCTGCGGCCTCGAGCGCGACGCCGACCTTGGCGCCCGAGGTCGCCCAGGTAATGGCTTTGCCCGAGGCATTGGCCTTGACAGTGGCGCCGGCCGAGATGGCCGCGCCGGCTTCGACGATGGCGGTGCCCATGACGTCGACGGGCGCCACGTCGCCAGAGACGCCGCCCACGCGGGAGACGCCGAGCGTGTTGGCGTCGGCGCCGGCTTGTGCGCCGGCGGGGGTGACGAAGCGGTTGGCGGTGACGGTGCCGGTCAGGGCGACCGACAGGGTCAGGAGCGAGAGGTTTTGCGTGGTCATGTCGGTCTCCGGTTAGGCTTTGGGTTGGGCTTGGGCGCTGATGGCCGATCCGACGGCGCGGATGGCGGCGATGATGTCGGTGCCCGGATGCTCGGCCTGGTAGGCCTTGGCCTTGGCGTACAGCGGGTCGCCGGCCGGCGTGTCGGCGGCGGCGTCCGGCGCCGCGGCGTGCGGCACAGGCTTGGGCGCATCGGCCTTGAGCTGGGCAGCCATGTTGGTGAGCTTGGTGCGCTCGGCGGCCAGCACCTGGGCGGCCGCTTCCGGGCCGCTGGTCTTGCCGTCGAACTTGAGCGAGGCGATCAGTGCCTCGTGGCCGGGAAGCACCTGGGCCTCGACGGCCTGGATGCGGGTCCGCTCGGCTTCGGCGCCGGCGACGAGGCCGGCGGCGCGGCCCTCGTCAACCAGAGCCGCGCAGAGGTCGGGGTGCGCTGCGCGCAGTTCCTCGATGGTTTTCATCTTGGCGGTTCCTTTGGGTTGGAAAGGGTTTGCTGGTTTGGCCGTCGGGAGCGATCCCGCCGGTTTGCCGGCCAGCCCGGCAATCACGTCTTCGAGGGTGCCGATGCGATCGACCATGCCGGCCGAGACGGCGCGCTCGCCGACCAGGACGGCACCGCCGCCGAAATCGGCGATCACGGCGTCGGCCGTCAGGCCGCGATTGGCGGCCACGTCCTCGATGAACACTTGCGCCAGCGCATCGACCAGGGCCTGCAGCTGCGCGCGGCCGGCGTCGGTGGTCACGTCCGGCCGCTTGTTGGGCGACTGGCTGCTGACGATCTCGACGCGGTTGGGGTCCTTGCTGACGGTGAGCCCGAGCACGGCGCCGACGTTGCCGGCGAGCCCGGTCTTGCTGATCACGACGTTGCCGGCGGCACTGGCGATCCAGTAGGCGGCACTGGCCGCCATTTCGACGAACGCGGTGACCGGCTTGCCGGCGGCGCGCACCATGGCGGCAAAGTCGGCAATGCCGGTGGCCTGCCCGCCGGGGCTGTTGATGTCGAGCACGATGGCCGTGACGGCCGGGTTTTCGAGCGCGGCATTGAAGTCGCGGGCCAGCACCTCGAGCGAGGTGGCGCCCGAGAGTTCGGTCATCAGGTTGGCGTAGCGGAAGATCGGGCCGGTGAGCGGGATCACGGCCACGCTGCCGCGCATCGACACCGTGCGCGTGTTCTGCAGGGGGCGCCCGAGCTTGGCTTCGACCGCCTCGACGCCCTCGCCTTCGCGGCGCGCAATGGCGGCGATGGTGTTGAGCATCTCCGGCTCGATCGCCCAGGGCTGCGAGGCGACCAGGTCGAACGCGTGCACACGTTTGGAATGCGCGGCGGCGGGAGTTGCGGGCGTCTGGGCGGCGGTCGTCATGCTGCGCATGATCCGGACCGCGGGTGTCTCAATACAGGGGGAATTGAGACGAGATTTTCAGCGGCCGAAGATCAGGAGATCGAGCTCGCGCCGCGCCCGGCGGCGATTGATGCGGATGCGGCCGGACGAGGAGCCGATCGGGGCGAAGGCACCGGGGTAGAGGCGATCGTCTTCGACCGGCTGCTCCGGCGGAAAGCCGCCTTCGAACAACCAGGCGGCATCGGAGAACGCCTCGAGGCTGAAGGCCGAAGCATCGAACAACTCAGGCCCCGCGCCACTTGTCGACCGAGGTGCCGTTGCCCAGGACCTGGGCGCCGTTCATCTTCTGCACATCCGCATGGATCGGCGTCACCTGGGCGGCAGCGAGGACCGCATCCGCATTCGCCCCAGCCGAAGGAATCGCCGCCAGCACCGTGGAAATGTCGCCCGTGATCACGCTCGCACCGCCGACCGACACCACGCGCGTTTCGATCTCCGGGAAATCGACATCGATGTCCACCGCCACGCTCGCCGACAGCGTCGTCCTGTCGAAGCAATCGCGCCCAGCGAAACCGTCATCGGTGAACGTGTCGCGCACCAGTTTGATCGCGTGCGAGGTGTTGTACGGCACGATGCGGCAGCCGTTCAGCAGCCGGGCGTACGGCAGCGTGTAGCTCACGCCCGCGACCTTCTCCACATTGCCGCCCGCCTCAATCATCGGTGGGTACTGACGATGCGCGGCCGTGGTCTTGCGCAGGGCGACCACCTCCCGATAGACGTCCAGCGTGTCGAGGTTCGCATCCACAGTCTCGGCCGAGAGCGTGATTCGCTTGGTGACGTAGTTGATCGACGCGACTTTCGGCATGTCAGGGCTCGATGATGTCCGCGTGCTCGTTGATCGCGCCGCCGCGGTCCGCGATGATCCAGGCGCTGACCATATCTCGGATCAGCATGTAGGCGCCGGCACCGCTGATCGTGTGTGACTGCCCTGTCACCGGGTCGGTGATCGTCGTCATCTGCATGATGATTTCGCTCGCGGCGCGATGCACGAACCCAACGCGATCGATGGTCTGCACCGTCGCATAGGTCGCGTCATCCTTGATGCAGCGCTGCAGCGTCGCGCGCACCCATACCTCGGCGTCTTCGGTCGGCAGGTCGATGATGATCTGCTGCGAGCGGATCTTCTTCATGCGTTCGGGTCCGGCTCAAGTTCGATGGTGGCGGTCGCCGACACGCCCGGCATGGTGTAGCTGGTGTTCGACTCGACGTATCCGTCCTTGAGGATCTGGATCGACACCGCATTCCCCGCCGACACCACAACATCGACCGTCGCGCCGGCGGATGGCGCAGCACCGCCCAGCAATGTGCCGTAGCTGCCCGACGGCGTGCCGTCGAGGTCGAACACGCTGACCACCGCGCCGGCCAGCGAGACATTGGCCGCCACCGTGAGCGTGACCGGCGGCGAAGGCGGCGCGGCCGTCGTGCCGTCGTCGGCCGTGAAGAGGTCGAAATCCGGGTGCGGCGTGCTGGTGCCCCGGATCACGCGCACGCCTTTCAGCGCCGCGCCGACGTCGCCGTAAAGCATGCCTCTGACGGTCTTGAACTTGGTGCCATTGGCGCGCACCAGGTCGTGCCAGGTGAATGCGTCGGCGCCCTGGAAGGTGCCGCCCTGTTCGAAGTTCCAGCGCAGCCAGCGCATGATCGCCGTGCCGCTGTTCGAGCCGGAATCGGTGATCGTGATGCTGTACGCCTTGTCGGCCCCGGCGCCGGGGTTCCAGTTCACGGGAGATGCGCCGTGATCGGTGATCGTGACGCCGGTCACGCCGGGGTCGCCGGTGGCGAGCCCGTTGGGCGTCGGCGCCAGGCCGACCACATAGAGCTGGTCTTCGAGGTTGCCGTAGAGCGCCACCGCATCGGCCGTCGCCTCGTCGTAGCCGGACTCCTGCACCTTGAGGTCCAAAAACCCGCGATAGTCGAAGTTTCCGTGCGTCGCATCGCCGAACACCTGCACGAGCTGGTCCATGTTGCCCGACGTAACGGCCGCAGATTGCGTGGCGAGGTCGTGTGCCTGCCGGAATCTCACGCGCGCACCGGCCGGCACGTTGGCCGAAAGAATAGCCGCCCAGATCGCCGTCACCGCACCGGCCGCGCTGATGTAGCGCATGCCGTCGCGGCTCAGGTTCGTGAGCGAATTCGGGTAGGTCGATAGATCCGCCTCCCAACCGTCGAGCCACGAGAATGAATTTGGCCCGTTGGCCGCGATCGGGAATGGCTTGTTGGCATACGCCTCGCCCGAATCGCCCAGGGCGATCCACTGTTCGAGCATGTAGCAGGCGAGGTTCTGCACCATGCTGGCGGTCGTCAGGCCCCACTTCTTGGTCGAGGCATTGGCGAATACGTTGGTGCCGATCGTCAGACCGCTCGACGCCTGATACCAGCGAGCTGGAACCTGAACAATCGGCGTCGCAGCAGGCCCAGAATCCGACGCCGTGACCGTGACGCCCGTCACCCGGATCGGCTCATAGCCCGCCTTCAGGACGACGTAATCGACCGTTATGCTGCCCGATGTCGTTTCGCTCCACGTTTCCGACGTGCCGCTGCTTGCGGTAGAGAACTTCTCGGTGTCTGTGCCGGTCAGGAACACCTTGACCTTCGATCCGGATTGCAGGCCGGTGAACGCCAAGCCACGCGACAACGACGACGGCCACGTCCCGTAACCAAGATCGAACTCATACGGGCCAATGTCGTGCTGCGCACCCAGCGTCGCTGTACCGGTTCCGCTACCGACGCCGGTTGCCTTGAACGTCACGCCGACCGTGTTTGCGCTGGCTCCGATCGCCGTGAAATCGGTCGTCCCGACCGTGGCGATGGTGTAGGAAAGCCCGGCGACGAACGACCCAGCAGCGACGGCGGTGTTGTAGTTCGGCCCCGGATAGGATGGCCGGAAGTTGTCCGCCACGTCGATTTCATAAGCGCCGAAGATGACGGCAGCCTGCTCGACCTGAACACTGGTGACGGCCGCCGGCCGATAGTCGTTGTTCGTATGGTCGACGAAGTCGGTCGTTGCGATGGTGTAGCGCGGATTCGACCCGGTAATCCACGCCTGACCGGATAGCCCTGCGTTGTTCGATGCGGCGTTCGGCGTCGAGGTGCCCCAGTTCGTGGTATTCCCAACACTGATCGTGTTGTAGATGTAGGCGCGCAGCGACGCGACGGTTTCCATCCCCGTCGTGTTCTTCGTGCTCAAGCAGTTGAGGACAGTGATACCGTCCGTGAAGCCAGAGAACCCCCAGCCCACGGTGTAACCCTGTGCGATGCAATTGACCGCCCAGGAATTAACGCCGCCATGATGGAACCCATAACCCGCCGTCGCTCCTGCGCCGACGCTGATGCAGTTGATTGCCCTGCTATTCAAGAACGCGAGGAGGAATGCCGACCCCTGCGCAGTCCGCCGAACAGTGATGCCGTCGACCGTGCCGTTTCTGGATTGCCAGTTCAGCCCGTTCGCGTCCGTTCCGGTCTGCCGGATCACGTATCCAACCTCAGTCGTTGAGGTCGATACCACGCCGCCGTGATAGGCCGCCGTCCGTACGCCATTGACCTTTGACTCCACCACCCATGCACCAGCCGGGACCGTGATGTTGTTGTGCGTGGAAAGGATGTCGGTGAACGCCTCGCCAATCTCGCAATACTCGATGTCCAAGCCGCTCGCGCCCGCCCGTCCGGTGTTCCAGGCTTGAATGCTGGCATAGGCCCGCTCGCTTCCTGCCGTGCCGTATCTGGCCTTCTGGTCAGTCGTCAGTCCCGACCAGTACGCGCCTTTCGCGGTGTGCGTGCCGGACTGTGTTCCCGACGTATTGATGCGCCCGGTCGTGCTTCCGGTGTTCTCGGCATTCGCCTGCGTGTCGTACAGGTGGAATGTGCTGTCGTCGATCCTGCGGACGTAGTAGGTCGTCCCCGCAGTAATGCCGGTCGGCAGTGCGCCGGTCGTGCTGAAAATGATGCCCTTGCCATTTCGCAAACCGTGGTTCGTGATCGTGACCACGCACGGCGACACGGCGGTCATGGTCGCGGTCTTGCCGTCCTTGCCTCCCCAGCAAATCAGCGAATAGACGGTGGCCATGGATCAGGCGGCCAAGGCCTTGTTGCTCACAGCGTATGTGGTCATGCCTTGCCCTCGTAGCTGTACCGCGTCACCGTGGCCACGATCTCCGACGTCGAATCGCGTTCGACGGTCTGCCGGGCCTCGGTCGGGTGCGCCATGACGACTTGCGCCGGGGCGCTGTTCACGGTGACGGACGGCGTCCTGACCTCGGGCATGACGGCCTCGAGCGTCACATTGACGTCCGGCGCCGCGGCCTGGGGCACGTGGATCTCGTTGCGGATCTCGCCGCGCTCGTAGTTCACGGTCTCGGTGTGGATCACGGTACTGCGCGGCTCGGTCGCGGCGGCGCTCAGGCGATCCAGCGCGGCCACCATGGCCGGGTCGTGGCTGTCGCGCGCGGCCAGGGCCGTGATGCTGCCCATCATGGCGAGCAGGGCTTCGGTGATCCGGCCGCGCCGCGGCGGGGGGGTGCCATCGGCTTCGGCATCGTCCTCGTCGGGCTCGGCCGGTGCCGCTGCCGGCGCCACGGCGCCGAGGCCGTCGCGCTGCCGGGCCTTGTTCTCCTCGACGAGCTGCTTGTGCTTGGCGCGCCAGTCGCCGCCGTCGTGCAGGATGGATTCGGCAGCCCGGGTGCTGATGCCCAGCTCGATGCGCTCCTTGGCGGCACCGACCTCCTTCTGCGGATCAACGCTGCCCGGGCCGTCGCCGATCCACGCGGCCGAGCACCACGCCTTGCGGATGGCGGGGTCGGCAAAGTAGCCGGGCGCCGCGATGCGCCCCCGCGAGACGGCTTCCGCGAGCAGGGTCTCATAGACCGGCTGCGTGATGCCACTGGCGATCCAGTCGCGCCGGCCGCGGAAGAAGCGCCAGGCGTCGAGCATGGCGGCCCTCGCGGCGGTGTAGCTCGACGTGTAGTGCTTGATCAGGATCTCGAAAGGCAACTCGAGGAGCGCGCCCACCTGGCGCAGGATGGCCTGCACGAAGGGATCGAAAGCGGCGTTCGGCCGGCCCGGGTTGGCGGACTCGATGTCCTCGCCGGGCAGCAGATTGACGGCCTTGCCGCCGCCGGCATCCATGCTGCTGCCGTTGACGGTGCCGTCCCAGCCCATGGCCGATTGCAGGTAGGCGCTCTTGCCGTCCTGATCAAAAAGATCCTGGAAGGCCTCCGGGTCCATCTTCACGAACACGGCAAACAGGCCGCTGATGACGGCCGCTTGCAGCTCGGCATCGGTGTAGCGCTGCAGCTGCTTCAGCGGCTCGATGACCGGCGCCAGGATGGGTACGCCGCGCGTTTGCCCGGGGCGGCGTTTGTCGAATAGGTGCAGCACGTTGCGCCGACCGGTGGTCGCGCCAAAGGCCGGGATGCGGTCCCACTTGAATTCGGACCGGCGGAGCAGGCTGCCGGGGTGCTGCCGGCACACGTGATAGGCGATCGGCGCGCCGTTCTCGTCGAGCTCGACGCCGCCGGCGATCTTCTGCGTGTCGCCAACCAGCCCGGGATTGCAGACCCGGTCGGCCTCGATCACCTGCAGGGCCAGCGTGTAGGGGCTGCCCGGCCGCGCTTCGACGTCGGGCAGGACGACGAACACGTCGCCGGATTCCAGCGCCGACCGGAAGATGAGCGCCTGCAGTTCGTAGAAGTTTTGCGTGCGCGTGATGTCGCAGTCGCGCGACTCGCTCCACAGGCACCACTCGCGCCGCGCCGAGGCGCCCCAGGCCTCGGCGGCCTCGTCGGACAGGCCAAGCACTTCGCGGTCAGGCTGCGGCTGCAGCGTGAGGCCGGTGCCGATGACGTTGGTGACCATCGTGTTGATCGCGCCACCGGCGATCGGCGCGTTGCGCCCCAGGTCGCGCGATCGCGCGCGCAAGGTGGGCAGGTCGCAGTTGATGTCCGACTCGGCATCGGACGCGCGCGGCGACCACCCGGCCAGGCCGGGGCGGCTGAAGCTGGCGCCGTTGTACGCGCCCAGGGCGGTGAGCGCCATGCGCGACTGCAGGCGCTTGGCGGCGGCGCGCGGGGCGACGTAGGCGATGGCTTTGTCGAGGAAGTTCTGCGGGGGGATAGCGGGGGTTTTCATCGGCTTAGCCCAGCGGCGAGACGTTGCGCATGCGGCCCCGGCCGGAGGCACTCGCCGACAGCGTTCTGACCCGGCTGTTCCACATCTCGACGCCTTTCTGGACGTTCTCGAGATCGGCGCGGGTCAGGGCCTCGCCGTCAATCTCGACCTTCTGGCCGAGCAGGATCTTCTCTTCGGCGGCAAGGTAAGCGGCAAGCTTGGCTTCGGCTTGCGCGAGTGTGATTCCGGCCATGGGCGCTCCTTGTGATTGGAGCGAGGGTAGTCAGGCCGCGTGTCTCATTACAGGGGGAATTGAGACGGGGCGGCCCTACTTCTTGAGCAACCGGTACAGCGTGGCCCGGCTGATGCCGTGCGTGGCCGTGATCTCCTGCACCGGCTTGTCCGCCAGGTAATCGGCCCGCACGGCATCGGCCGGAACGTCGCGCCGCGGCCGCTCGCTGATGACGCACTCGGCACCCTTGAACTCGTGGCGGAATGAGCGCTCGATCTCGAGCGCCATCGATTCGGTGAAGCTGCCCTCGCGGCTCGAGGCCTCGAGGATGCGGTCGATCAGTTCGCGCACGATGTCCACCCGATGCCCCTTCTTCGACAAGTCACGATCCCCGCTTCCAGCCGGCCAGGCTGACGGACCCCTGCTCGGTGACAGCCCCGGACCGAGCCAGAGTTACCGCCGACGTTGCTTCGGGCACGGGGTCGTTCTGGGAGACAGCCGTCTGTCCTGTCCATCCCGACAACCGTAGCGCCACCAGTGCCAGGATCAGGCAGTCAAGCGCCTCGTTTCTCGCTCGAGTCTGTACCCATTCCTGGATCGGCCGATAGCCCTTGAACTTGGTGACCAGCTTCTCTGCGGCGAGCTGGGCAAAGTATTCGTCGTCGAAGGCGGGTTCCTGGGGGAAATGGATGTAGCCTGGGCCCGGCTCGACCTGCTTGAGCCGCGCGTAGAGCAGCGCCTTGCCGCCGTCAACGCCGACTGGCTCCACGGGTACGCCGCGTTTGCGCTTTACGCGCAGCCGCTGCTTGCGCTTGCGTGCGTCTTCGATCAGCGGTCGGCCCATCCCGGGCACGCCTTTCGTAGCGAAACACCAGCGTCGCTTGGCCACGAAGGCATAGACCTGGCTGGCGTTGTAGCCAGAGTCGATGGCGCAGCACCTCACCCCGTATTCGATCAACGTATCGGCGAGCTCGTCCCACACCTCGGGCTGCGCGGTGTCGCCGGGCAGGA